AATGTCTTAAGCCTAGCCAATTACTATTCATGCCCATTATTGTATTTAATTTTGAAAAGTTTACCGACAAAGTCCTAGTTTTTATTCTTTCATTTGATACTCTAAAAAATCCTTCTGTTTTCATTGTATCTGCATAATCGTCCCAAGCTAAATCAATTTCATCAGTAATATCTTCACCTTTTGAATTGTTAAAAGTAAAAGCTCTACCGCCTACAATGCGCCCAATTTCTATGTAACCGCAAGAGTTTGCAGGGTCTAAAATCTTGACTTTATAGTATTTGTAAGCCGCGCCAAAATCTTGGCATAGAATTAAATGTTTTTCTTGGTATGGTACTAAAAAATTAACTGGTGGTGCTAAAAAATTATTAGATATGTTTGCTTGAACATAAACTATTGCGGTTTCTGAAAGATTGTGATTTAAAATTGCAAAAGTATCAATTCTACTTTGTACATCTGCTTCTATTACAATTTCTTGCCAACCTATCGTGTTTGCCGACCTCCAAGTTTGACTTAAAATGTCTGTTGTTAAGTTACCTTTATCAAAATCACCAATAGCGGTGCTTGTAACTGATAAAATGTTTGAACCAAAGTTTGTTAGATTATAGTTTCCTAAATCAAATTGATAAAGAAAACTTATTCCTTGCTGACTACTCATACTACGCCCCTACTACTAATTATTGGTCGTCCTCGTTCTGAAGCATCTCTTAAAGCTTCTATTACTGCGTCTTTTATTGAATTAACTACCGACTTGTCCGCATTGCCATTGATAGTGATATTTATAGTTGGCGCATTTGTGATTTGACCAGAATTGATTTTTTCTAAAGCCATAGTTAAGTCTTTGTTTTGTTCTGTTTTAATTACTCGTTCACCACCTTCCAATATAAATGAACGACCACTTAAGTAGTGCGGCACTTCTGTTAAACCTTCATCGGCTTGTCCACCTTTTCTATAATTTGTAGCTCGTATTTGTTGAACTTTAAGCATACCAGCCGTGAAAATAGCGGCTGAAGCGGCGGTTGCGAGCGCAGGACCTACGATTGGTATGCCTGCTAAAGCTTCAAATGCTTTTGCTGAAGCTGATAAAGTAGCAATCGTAGCGTTTGCAATTGCGGCAGCTTTACCAATTTCAAATTGTGTTTGGTTGCCTGTTTGCATCATTGTTGCAGTTTCTTGTAAAGCATTTTGCGTTGTTTGCATAATAACTGAATTTTGAGCTCCAATGATTGCACCCATAATAGCTCCGTGTTGTACTTGCGCCGATTGAATTTTTGCTAGCATTTCATTCCAAGTGTCATATTGCTTCATTGCAAGATCTGCGCGTTGATTGTAAAACTGCATTTGTATTTCATTTAAGTTTGATTGGTACTCATACTCGGCTTGTAAAAATGCTTGTTGATATTCTTGTTCTGTAATCAATTCATTTTCTTTTGCAATTCTTAAATTTTCTAACCTTCTTGAATACTCCAATTGCTCCTTTGCAATTCTATCATTTAAAGCGGCATCTGTGAGTCCAAGTAATTCTGCTCTTTGAGTATGAATTGCTACAAGTGCATTTGTTTTTGCTTGTTCTAATTGCATTGCATTTTGCATTGAAAGATTTAAATACTGCTGTTCACTAATTAAGTTTTGCTCTCTTAAAGTTTTTAAAATTTCATTTCTGTTTTGTGCATTTATTATTTCTTGATCGGCTTGAAGACTTGCACCAGCCGCGCCACCAAGACCACTTAAAGCCGAGTTTCTTATCTGTATAAGTTGCGCTTGTTTTCTTAACTCCATGCCGACAGCTAAATTTAAACTTGCTTCTAGTGCTTGCTTTTCTGAATTTAAAGCAACCTCTTGAGCTTTAAGTTTTGCTTCTGTCATTACATCAATGCCGTTTCTTTGTATGCCTTGTTCATCAATTATTCTTTGAGTTGCAATCTCAATTTGTTTTTGTCTTAATGATTGCTCGTAAGCTATTTTTTTTAAATAAATTTCATCTGCTACTTGAATGTTTCTTGCTAACTCATAAGCAAGTGCAATGTCTACTTCCTTTAATTTTGCTTGTCTTTCTTGTTGAAAATTTTTTATCTTGATTGCTTGAATTGCAATCTGCGTTTGAGTTTCTGCTTCAATTGCTTGTTTTAAGAGAGCTTCTTGTGCCGCATTTTTAGCGCCACCTTGTTGTTCTATTGTTGCTTTGATTGTTATTGCATTGTTTTTTAAATTATTTAAGTTTTTTAAAAAGACATCGTAGTTTTGCTTCCACTCATTTAAACTTAATTGCGGCGCAAAGTCTTTTATTGCATCTATTGCATTTTTTGCCGCATTTGAATTTCTTGTAAAATCTTGCTCAAGCTTTGCAAGTAGTTGTGATTGTTTATCAAGTTGTGTCTCAAAACCTTTTGTAGCATAGTTTAATGAATCAATCTCTTCTTTATGTTTTTTTGCCGCTTGTGAAGCTTCTAGTTGTTGCTTACCTGACTCAATTAAATTATTGCTTAAGCTTTTCAAGCTTTCACTTGCTTTAATTAAAGACTCGCCAAATTTTAGTCCAAGAGCTTGTGCGGCTGTACCGATTGAACCAAGTAAAAAACCAATTGATTGAGTAAGCGGCATGATTGCATAGCCAACCATGACTTTAAGCGCACCGATTACATCTTCTATCGTTACATTAAAGTATTTAAAAGCCGCAACCAATGCGCCGCCTACTAGAGTAATCATGAGCATGAAAGGGTTAACATTCATGACTAGTAGTAACCCTCTCATTGCTACTGCGGCAAGATTTTGTGCAATAGTCAAAGAATTAAAAGCTACTATAAGACCACCAATTATAGCTCCAGCACTTGCAAGTGCGTTTAGCCATTGTTTTATTTCATTTGAATTTTCATTTAAAAAATTTCTAAAACTTGCAATGCTATCTGCTACAAATTGCAATGCTTTACCTACTGCATGAACTACCTCACTTACTAACTCATTTTGAGTTATGAATTTTGAAATCTCTTCTATGATATTGCCAAATGCTACTGATACATGATGCAATGATCCTTCTAGTCCTTTAGCGCTTTGTGCGGCAAAGTTAGCATATTTATTTCTTAAAATTTCAATTGCTTCACCATTTACAAGTTGTGCTTTAGTTAAGTTGCCTATGATACCTACTTGATTGCCAAGCCTTCCTGCTGTGCCTGATAAAGTTACATTTAATTGTCTTAAAACAAATTCTGCTGATTGTCCTGTTGCCGCTCCAAAATTGATAGCGGCTTCTGCGGCTTTAGTAGCTTGCTCCGCAGTCATGCCAAGATTTAATCCTAAACTTATAAGACTTTTAACCTGTTCATCACTTACTCCTGTTGTACGCTCTATTTCACTTGCAAATTCTGAAATACTTTGAAAAGCCTTATTTGAGTACTCACCGACAAAAGCTAGTGATTGAACTAAATTTCTATCGGCCTGATCTGCTTGAAGTCCTGCTTTAATTAAACTTTCAAAACCATGAATGGCTGTAGAAATTGCACCTGTAACAATATCAAAACCAGCTTTAAGTCCTGCAAGACCTGCGCCTGCTGAAGTGATTGCACGACCTAGTTGTGAGTCGCCAAGAGTTGTTACTATGCGACTTATGGCTTCACTTACATTTTCACTTGCGACAAATTCTATCTTTAATTGCTTTTTATCTTCTGCCATGCTTTAGACTTTTAAACTCCCTATCTCTTTTATACTCAAAGTCTTTTTGCTTCTTATCTAGAAATTTATTTACCTTATCGTCTATGAATTTAAACAAGTTATAAATAAATGGCGTTTGATCTAGAATAGTGCCTTTTGAAGGGTATATCTTGTAGTCGCGGCATTCAAAATATAATTCTACTAACAAAGCTAGTTGCTCGTTGTCGTTGAATAAAGAGCGCGGGCAAACATCGTAGATTTCGCCATTTAGTAAATTCTTAGCTGGTTTATACTTACCTTGGCAGTTTCTTAAAACTTGTAGTCTTTTATCACATGAATTGCAGTCAAATGTTTTTGCTTTGTCTCTATCTAGCTGTAAATCAACGACTGCATTTATTACTTTTTTTCGGTATCACTCAAAGTATTTCTAGTCATTATAAATGAACCAATTTCAATAACGATATTAGTTGACCATTCATCTACACTTGTTTTTGATTTTACCCACTGACCATTTTGATATTCTTCAATTTCATGAACACAAGCTTCAAAGTATTTAATTAAAAGTCCGATTTCATCATTGATAACGATTTTTGGTGGCACAGGTTTACCATCTTTATCTGTGCCTTGCGGTTGCCATGAAAAATGACCTTCTCTAATTTCTTTTTCTTTTTTTACTGAAATGTTTTTAATTAGAAAGATCGTTGGTTGTTGATTTTCTTTAAAGACTAATTTTTTATAATCTCTATCTTTTAAAAAAGCATCTAAGTCTGATTTTTCTTTATCTATTGCTTCATCGTAAACTGATACAAATTTAAAAACATCATTTAAGTTTATTCTTTTTAGAGCCATTTAAGTTTATCCCCCTTTTTCTCACTTATTATACTTTTATCTTTATAAAAAAAAGTGCTAGGTAAAAATACCCAGCACCTTGTAGAGACAATACTATGGAATAATTTTATTTTATAGTAAGAGTAAATTCGCTGTCAAGGTTGTTTAAGTCAGTAGCCATTGCAATGCCTTCTAACTCTAGTGTCACATACTTATCTGATGGTTGTTCAATAGGAGGTACATTGAATTCTACTTTCGGAAAGTGAAATTCAAAAGTCCTACCTTGTGAACTAGTGTATTGCGGCGCTGGTATGTCTTGTGGCTCTAATGTTATCTTAATGTCTTCTGCAATAAATTGTTTGTTGCGCATATAGAGAGTAAAGTTATCTTTGGTCAAAAGAACTGAAAGTTTTAACTTAACCTCTCTACGCTTGTCTGGTATGTAACCACAAGATTTACTTGTGCCGTATAAGAAATCTTTTTTAGTGAAATTATTTGTTAGTGTGATCTCGGCACTTATAACCTCACAAGCAAGAGTTGGAAAACCTGCAAAGGTTACACTACCTTTCAATCCAACAAGAGCATTTTCTGAACTAGTTGGTTGATAAGTAGCTGGCGCATGACCAATAACTATTCTATTGCTTGCAATTGCTGGCACTGCTGGCACATTAAGAGCCAAGATATCTTTGTTTACGCCCGTGCCTCTTCCTATAACTTTTGCGGCAGTTAGGTAAGCTGTGTTACCATCATTTTCATCTATTATATCTATGTAAGAACCGACTTCAAAAAGCTCACCTGTGCTTAATGCTACTTTAATTTCATTTGCGTTAAGTCCACCACTTAAATGAACTGCGCTAGTAAGTGTGTTTTGCGTGTTGGTTGCAAGTCCTGTGATTGATACTGAAACAAGTGCGCTTGCCGCTGGAAATCCATCAATTGCGTTTTTAATGTCTTGCGCTGTAGAAACTCCATTTTCAATTTGAACAACGATATTAGTACCTGTTACCGTAACTACCTCACTACCAGCTGTGCCGCCACCAATGTAATTGATAGTGATTAAGTTACCACTTGAACCTGCTACTTGCGCATTGTAAGTCAAATCTTGAATTACTGCACTTGCTACTTGTGCCGCTCCTGTGGTTGCTTGTGCAAGGTTGCTTTCACCTGCTACATAAACATCTTGCGCAAAGCCTTCTGCTTTAAACATTGCCTTGCCATCACCTGCAAGCGTCCAAGTAGCTGTTTCTACAACCGCGCCGTGAATTACTCTTGAATAGTGAGTTGCTTCTTCAATAATCTTGATTGATTTATCTGATAGAGCTGAAAGTTTGTAAATGATTTTTGTAGGGTCGCTTAAGTCTACATTGCCAAATGCCGATAAAAAGAAAGCGTGTAATGGCGGTAAAGTAGGTTGACCAAGAGTATTTGGCGCATTTGCAATTATGTAAGACTCTAAACTCATTTCTACTTGCTTTTTGCCACTTAATCTTACTGCTACAGAACGACCAGAACGACCTGCCGAGTTTTCTCTTGGTATTTCAAATTTTGAATTAAAACTTATGTGCTCAATTGCATCACTTCCTGTTGGCAACCCTGAAGCACTACTTTCTCCATAACCACCTGTTTCAAGCTTTGCCCATATCTTTTGATCTAGTCCTAGTATCTCATAGCTTCTGTTTAATAAGTTTCTTGCCATTTTTAGTTTCTCCTTTGTTTAAATTTTACATTTCTTAATCTGGATTTGCATTTTCTTTGATCACTATAAGCCACTTTCTTGTTCTTATTCTCTTAATAAAAAGAATATCTGCAAGGTCATAGTTTTGAGCACCACTGCCGTCATCAAAACTAATTGTGTTAGTAGGTGCTGTTTCATTGATAGTAAGTGAAACTAGTTTTTCACTTAAATAAAGTTTATTGCCTTTTTTGATTTTAACAGCATTTCTTTTGGTTGCTAAAACTAACTTGATTTTTTTTAATAACGATTCTGCTTTTGATTTTAATCCTGACTTGTATTTTTCTTTGACTAACATTGATTACTCCTTCCGACGATTCGCAAGTTTTTAATAATTAAAAACCTGCGGTTAGGAATTGATATTGAGTTTTTGCTCCGCTATTTAGTTTATACTAAATTATTAGAAAAAATCGGCAATTGATTATCTAGGGTTATCAAATCTGCGTGTATAAGCTACAATTAGAGTAATTTCAAAAAAATGCACTCCAGCAATTTCTGAAAAAAATTGGTTATCGGTTGTGATTTCACTTACCCACATTAAATTACACTCACCAAATAATGAATTGTTATCATAAACGCACTGCTCAATATCCGCTATAAACTCCTCAAATTCTGTTATTGTTTTATCTCGCACTTGACCAAAAATTCTGATAGTCCACTCATACTCTCTTACACAACCAGCGTGCTTAATTATTCTTGTTTCATCGTCAATTATGTAAGCAATCGGCGTTTGACTTTCTGTTCTATCCTTCCAAGACTTTACATCAAAACTAACCTCATAAATGTTACTTAAGTAACCACGACTAGTAGTAATTGTTTCTAATAGATATTTTAGCGCAGTCAAAATTTTCATACGCTTTGATTTAATAGGTAGTAACTTTGCTTGAATTGCTTGAACTTCTGCGTTCGTTAGCTTTGCCATAACTTAATTTTACTCTTTAAATGTAAATACCTCGTTCATAAAAATTCCAAACTTTTCTGTAATCTTTTCTCGGTTTTTTCCAAGTGCTGGAAAAATAAAAGGTCTTGCTGGTATTTTCACTTCTTCTTTTAGTGCAAAAAGTAATTCTAAAGATTTTTCTTGCTTCATTGCCATTAAAAGTGAACCTTTTTTAGACTTAAAAATAAAACTCTTACCTCTAAAGTCCATTGGCTTATAGCGTGCTATACCAGCGCTAGATTTAACTGCGTTTAATGGTATTGCAAGATATTTAGCGCGTTTTGGTTTTATTATGCCGCCAAATTCATGAATAGCCGCATAGATTGCACTACTGCCGATTTCACCAATTACATCGTCGCCTCTGTCATAAACCTTAACTGAACTATCTACTGAATTAAGTAAATAGCCTGTTCTGATTTTGAAATTTTTTCTTATATTTTGAATTATTGAAGCATGAACTATACTTAATGCTCGCCACATTATTAGCTTTATGCTTTTTTTATATTTTTGCGGTAGCTGTTCAAGCTCTAGTCTTAGTTCTGCTAACTTGTTTGATTTTGCTTTAAATTCATTTTTAGACATTTTTTATAAACCAAAATAATTTCTTTGCGGTACAGGTTTAGTGCCTAGTGAAATATCTATGTAAGGGTCTAAAAGTTCATAAATCTGTTTAGGTATTGTATCTTTAGGTTTAGAATAACTTTCACCTTTTACGCCTTTGCTTGCTATACCGATGTCTCGATTTTCTCTTTGATAGTAAAAAAACTCTACCATCATTTTTGTAGCTAGCTGAATATCACTTGGCACATCATTTATGTTAAGCGCCCAGCCAGCTAAATATCTTAACTTAATTGATCCGAGCACGCTTCCAGAAAATAACCTCCCAAGAACAAATCTTTCATTGTCATCTCTTAAAACTATATCCGTGCCTATGATTTTAATTTCAAAATTGTTTAAATCAAAATTTATATCTTGAAAACCTCGTAAAAAATAATTCACATCTTCTAGCTTGCTTGAGTCGGTAAATTTTCTATTGTAATCAATTCGCAAATCTAGAACTTTACGAACAGGAAAATGATGCGGCTTAATAACATTTGAATAGTTACCATCGTAGTATTCTATAAATTCACGACAAATTACTGCTGTGTTTATGTAACTTTCTACTTTGTTACAACTACTATTTACTAAATCTACTAAAACACGATAAAGCCTTGAGTCATATAAACTAGAATCTACTCCGCCAGCAAGAAAAGTTTTTGGCTGTCCTACTTGTAAATTAGTTTCTACTCCACTGATTGTGAAATTTACTAAATTACTTGCTACTTGATTATTCTTGAAAGCATTAAAAACATTTATTGCTTTTGTTTTTGTAGAATTTATTTTTACTTTAATATCAAAACCATGAACTTGAATTGACTCTTCACCTTCTTTTATTGTGCTATCGTCAATGTATTCTATACTGATTAGATTGCCGTTTGCTCCATATAAACGATTTGCTGTAAAAGTAAGGTCTTGAATAGTAGCACCTGCTTGTACTTGTGTTTCTAAATTTAGAATTGCTGGTTTAATTTTTAGCCAATCCGCAATGTCAATCAATTCAATGTATGAGTAAGCATTTAGATATTTAGTTTGCATTTAGCCACCTCTTTGCCATGTAAAATTGCTTTTTTGATTTTTTCGTGGTCAAATTCAAGAGTATCTAGCATTTGATAAGCTGGCGCAAAAACATGAAGGTTTATTTTTCTATAATTAGAGCTTTGATTTTTTGCAAAACATACTGCTATGTCATTTAGGTAAACTTCATGCTCAATTAAATCAAGCGCTCTAAAAGTAATTGATAGAATTTTTGGAAATCTTAACTTAAATTCGCTTAAAGGTGATTGAGTGATGGGGTTGCATAAGATTAAGTAAATAGTATCATGTCCATCGTCAATAGCTTTCTTAAGCGGCGTTTGTTCTCTTACTCCGCCATCTGCATAAATATCATTAGGTAACTCCATTATGCATGGTATAGCGGCTGAAGCTTCTGTGAATTTTATAAATTCGTCATTGCTAACCTCTCTATTACTACAATAAGCAACCTCCCCGCTAACTAAATTAGTGTAACATACCTTTGCTTCTGTGTGCGGAAAGCCTTTAACTATAGATTGTAACTTTTTTCTTAATGGCTTCATTGAATATAAACCACTTTTAAATAGTAAACTAAAAAAGTTAAATGATAAAATATCTGATCGTCCTTTGATAGAGAGCCAAATGTTTTCTAGTGTATCAATATCTGAATAAGCCATTGCCGCTGAATTAAGTGCGCCTACTGAAGTCCCATAATAACAATTTGCTTTGGCTCCATTATTTATAAGCTCTCTTAATACTCCTACTTGAAACGCACCTTTTGCACCTCCGCCGCTCATTACTATTGCTATTTTGTTTTGTTCATTATTAAGTTTCATAAGCGTGTAAACAAGCTAGTATCGTTGGCGCATTACTACCCACTGAATGATATTCAATTCTAAAAAATAATCCTTGCGGTATTAAATCTGATAAGTCTACATCTGAAAAATCTACAACTCCGCTAAATGCTGGTATGTTTTTTAAATAGGTAACGATATAAAAAGCATTGTCTGGCGTAATTGGTTGGTTATTCATAGGGTTGATACCAATACCTAGCACATTGTTTTTGTCTATTAAATAAAGACTAAAGTAATCACCAATGTTTCTATTTGCAATCTCAATAATACCACCTTTAATTCTTATAGACTTATCAAGTTCAAAATCAAGAATACTTACATCATTAGCTTGCGCTTGTAGTATAAATCCAAAAGGTCTATAAAGATTGATTGGCGACTCACTAACACTTGGTAACACTCTTTTTATCTGTTCATCTCTTAAAACAGAAATAGCCAAAGCTCTATCCGCTACTAAATTGCCATCATGCCCATAAACTTGAAGCGCACCGTTTAATACTGCTTGCAAGACTTGTGAGTCATTAGCCCATTTACTTAGTTCTGATTGCGGTATTAAATAATCGTCATCTTGATTTAAAAACAATCCTGCATAAACTTGCGGTTGACCTATATTCTTTATTCTAATCATACTTTTGCCCTCGTTTATTATTTTACTTTTTTATATAAAAACTATGAAAAGTGAAACCATTGGTTTTGAAATTGAACCACTAGTAACTTGAATTGATATTGCATCAAGAGTATTTAAACTAACTGATAAATTAGAAACTGCATTTTTTCTTGAGTTTGATAAACTTATACTTGCTTGGCTTACTCCATTTACCCTAATTGTAGCTGTACCTGTAGAGTTAGAAGAAGCAGAAATTGAAATTTCTTTTAACATGGCATTTTTTGGAACTATAAAAGGTGTTGAGCTTGAATCAAGATTGGTAAAAAATTCTAAATATCTTCCAACTCCAGCGCCACCATCAAAACCAGCACTCACACAAAATCTTGCAACCTTTTCTGCATACTGCTTTAAAGCTTCAATAGCAGTTTGCACACTATTTACACTTGAACCATAACTTGCAGTAAGATTAGTTATTAAATCATCGTAAGGTGTGCTTGAAGCAACGGGCGTTGTAAATGGCGCTGGCATTACTAGTTACCTTCCTTCACCAAAAGCAATTTGTCCACTGCCACTTGTAGTCTTAAACCATACTTGAGTATTCTCACCAATAGGAAAACATAAAATTTGATCTTTGAAAATCTTAAAAGACTGCGTTGTGTTAGAAAAACCCCACAAGATAAATTTGTCAGTATTAGGAACAGAAAGAGCTTGAAACCAAACATACTTTCTACCTGCAAGCCTTGTTACTCCAACCTTACCTTCAACCGCTGTTGTGCTTACATTTATGATTGTATCTAGAGCTCCATTGTTTAAAGTATCAGCGGCCTTTAGTTCATTGAAATTAGAAACATCGGCAAAGTTAGTCTCAATGCCATTTGAGTCAGCACCGACTAACTTTACCGATAGTGTCGCGTCTTTTTGGTTTAAGTCTATGTCAGCCATCTAACTAAATTATACAATTGTATGACCGCAAATTGTTGAATATAAAGTTTGTGATTGGTTGTCTAAATTTTTTCTTGTAATTCTTACCTTACCGCCTGAACTGATTTGAATTGCTTCTTTTAGCTGAAAGATTATGTTAGGGTTTGCTGTTGAGTTAAAGAACACAAATTTTCTTGTGTATGTGCCGCTGTTTGTAGCGTCAATCTCTACATCAAATTTAGCTTTTGAAGACGCACTCATTACTACTTGTGTTAGTTTAATATCTTCTGTTGCTGTATAAACATGAGTATCACTTGCATTTGAAGCTACCGCAGTGGTTGAAGCATTGTGGTCGTTGATTTCTTGACCTTCTGAATCTACTACAGAAACAGGCAAAGGATTGCTATCACTGAAAGCGTTACCATTTTCATCGTGTAATGCTATATCTAAAGCATGAACAGAATTGTCTAGTGTGCCTTGCTTACCCGTTACTCTAAAGTTTTGATTACTCTCGGTTGGCGTTGCTGTTCTATCATGAACAATAATCCCAACTGAAGCAGGTTTTGTATTGTTAACTGCATCGTAGTCGCCGTCGCTATTAACTGCGCCAAGTTCTGAAAGTCTTAAAGTTGTGTCTGCACCTGCGGGGTTGTTGCCGTGAACTTCTATGTGTAAGTTTTTATCGTTATCAACTATTGCTTCATTAGTAGCCGCACCACTACCTGTTGAATTGCCGTAAATTTTTATATGCACTCTTTCATCTGCACCATCGGCTTCTGACCTTATCGGTAAGCCGCTTTTATAATCTAAATCTGCCATTTTTTACTCCTCCTTTTTTAGTTCATTGATTTTTATTTCTAGTTCTTGCTCTTTATCTAACTGAATTTTGATTTCACTTTTTATTGACTCAATCATTTGTTCAAGTTCAATGAGCCTGCACTCCATATTAAGTCTTGAAGCTTGCACTGCACTTTTTTCTGCTTCTAGTTTTTTTAATTGTAGTTGTTTTTTTATATCCATGCTCAATCTATATTATACTATTTCTAAAACTTGCATTGTCGCATTAAAGTTTGCTGGTTGACTTCTATTGTGAATAACCTTTAGCTCTAAAACATCGGTTGAATTTATAAGTAACCCGCTTTCACTTGCAGTATCAAAACTAAACTCACAATTAAGACTTGAACCAAAAGAAGTGCGCTTTTTATAGATTAAGTTTGAATTTAAATAAAGTCTATATT